CCAGGATGGCCGCGGCAGGTTGACTGAAGTTTTTGGCGTCAAGATCTTGGGCTGCGTCGTAGGCAGCTTCCATTTCGTGCCAGAGGTAGGTTGCCATCGGATATGTGCGGCGCGTTCACGATAGAGGCGAAGGCAAGAAAAAGCCCCCGAAGGGGCTGGGTGATCAGAACAGGAGCCCAAGAGTAAAGCTGATTGCAGCTACCCAAAGGGCGAGCGTGGTTTTCTCCTTGGATTCGTTCACTTGGTGCTCAAGCTCTGAAGTGATGGCAGCCTGCTGGTTGAGCAGGTCGATCAGCTGCGCCTTAGTGGCGCGAGTGGCGTTGGTCATTTGTCTGGTGCGTGGCGGGGTCGCCCCCGTCCCAGGAGTATACCCCATGCGTCGATCAAGGTCAATACAGCCTGATACCAGTGCCGCGGCCAGCGTTCGCGTACAGCGGGTTGTATTCCGACATGACCAGATAGCCCAGGCCGTCAGTCCAGTGCTCGATCCCAGCGGACTTGTCGATCACATAGTCATCCGCACCCTGCTTGTAGGTCACGTTTCGCAGCGCCTTGATCGTGTTCTTACAGCGTGGGTGAACGAACAGGCGGATCTGGCCATTGGCATTACGGATCAAGCTGTTGGTGGCGTTGATCTTGTCTTTGACGGCCCACGGCGCCTTCGGGCTGACGCAGCCAAACCCGTACTGGCGGATGATTTCATGATCAGTGCGGCCAGCCGATGAAGTCTTGCGGGCGCTGCCAGTTGGATCCGGGTAGGCAATGACCTTGCGATCTCTGAACCGCTCGCGGAGCATCGAACACACTTCGTCCGTGTTGGTCTGCATCACCGAGACCTCATCCCATATATGGAGGGTGTCGCCAACGCGGCTGCCAAGCACCCCGGCAAGCACGCTCACGTTGAAGTCAGTGCCCCACAGGATCGCCCCGCCAGTATCGCGGACATCCTCAGAAATGTTCTCGTCGCTGAAATCTGGATAGACACGGCCAGACAGCGTTTCAAAGCTGGCCAGGTATTCCTGCCTGAAGGTCCGATCATCCAACGTGCGCCTTGCGGCCTCAACCTCATCGGCCGGGACGTTGCCGCCTTGAATCGTGGTGAAGCTGAACGTGGACCAATCAGGCTGACCCTCGGCCTGCTCCCATAAATCGTGAAACCAGTTCAGACCAGCAGGTGTGGTGATGAACCACGCAGGCCCACCTTGATCGGACAGGGCAGGGCGGAGCACCATCTCCCAGGCTTCCTGTTTGACGTATGCGGCCTCGTCAACGATCAGGCTGCTGAGCGAAACACCACGAAGGGCATCAGCGGATTCGGCACCCTTCAGGGCGATCACGCTGCCGTTGCTCAATTCAACGGATAGCTCAGATTCATTTTTACGGGCAAACATTTCTGGCGGCACCATGGCACGGAGCTGACGCCATGCGATCTGCTTTGCCGATTTATAGGTTTGCGTGACGTACCAGTTCAGGCTGCCGGGATTTTCAACGGCCCAGGCAACAAGGCGGCTGATGCAGAGGTAGGTCTTGCCAAAACGACGGCCTGAGCACAGCAGCTTGAAACGCTCGGGGGCATCCCAGACCTGACGCTGCGGATCAGTCAGACCTTGATAAAGCTGATCGGCAAACGGCGTCCAATCGCGTTCATCCTGCTGATCAATGGGGATGACGGGCTCCAGAAGATTGCCGCCAGGTGCATTAGCCAGCAGGCTCATAAATCAAAGCCGATGAGCTTGGCTTGAAGTTGAACAGCGTTTAGGGCGACTTGCGTTTGCCCGCGTTTATAAGCCGATTGTTCGTAGGTACGAAGTCTGCCGAGTGCTTCAGCGAGCCAAGCAGGGCGCGCCATATCCGCATCCTGTTCAAGGCGAATGCGAGCGCGCTTGATGTAATTATCCGCCTGACGTGCGTCGATATTCCATTGATTCGCACAGAAATGAACAATCTGACCGCGTGACATTCCTTCGGTCAAAAGACCGTAAATGGTGTCAACACGGAAGTTGACTTCAGCGGCGGTAGAACGCGCCAAGGTTGAAATAAAAACCGATGTGAACAGGATAAACCCAAATTGATGATGTGCGTTCTTTTGAGACGCGGTTGAGACGCTTAAGGCTCAAAGAGATCGAATGAGACTGCCGAAATCGTGCGCTGCAATGCTTGCCAGCCAATTTTTTGATGGCTAAGGTCTCTGCCGTGCCTTGCCGCATATTTCCGCAAATTTCCGCGGATTTCCGATTTTTCCCGCACATTTCCGCAAAATGCCGCTACGCGCCGACTTGAGGATTCCCGATGATTTGGGGTCCGTTGTAATGCGTCACAAGCCCAGTTACATGTCTCTGTCTGGGTTTTGCCTCCATTTAATTGCCCTAGGGGTTGACAGGGACGTTACGCTGGCGGAGCGACCGGAGGGGAGCGAAGCCTCTATCTCTTCTTCTAGTATTATTAAAGAAGAGTATTTAAGTATTAATAATAAGAACGGTCAGAAAAAAAATAACGAAAATCCCGAGCCTGCCGCAAAACGCGGCAAAAAGCGGCAACGTGCCGCATACAGCGAAGAGTTTGAGGAACTGTGGAAGCTGTATCAATCTGCTCCCGATCGCGTCTCATCTCAGACGAAGCCCAAGGCGTTTGACGAATGGAAGTCCATCGTTGGCCTCGAAGGCCCTCAGACCCTCCTACAAGCCGTTCAGAGGGCGATTGACGAGCAGAAGCGGAGGAAGACCGCCGGGGAGTTCGTTGGGAGCCTTCCTGACCTGTTTCGCTGGCTTCGGGACGGCAAATACGAGGTCTATCTGGAGCAGCACGTCACGCAGGCTGCTGGGCGCGTGTGGAGCGCTGATCTTGGCTGCTGGATTGAAAACGACTGATCACCATGAAGCTTTATTCCCCCGACGCCAAGGGCAAGTACGTCTGGCAGGTGGCTGATTCCAAGACCCGCCAAGTCAGCTTCAGCGTCACCACGACCCGTACGGCCCCGCCTGATGCCTGCTACGGGCACCCGATCGGCAAGTACGACGACCAAGGCGTGTTCATGACGTTCTGCCCGAATGTCGGCGCTGATGACCCGAAGAGCCCGCTTGCTGCCCGGTATGTGCTGCACCCGCTGGCGCCTGCTGAACGCGACAAGGCCGACCGCGAGCGGATGTGGCGTGAGATCTAAAAGCAGAAAGGGCAGAGCCCAAAAGCCCCGCCCCTTCAAAGACCTTGCGGCCCCCGTAGCAAGTCAACTCTAACAGTTAAGGGCTCAATCTTCAATACATCGTGGCTTTCAATGGCATTGGATGGCATAACGTTCTGGCTTGGTCTGGCCGGACAAAATCGGCCTAGTCGGAACCCTCTGCAGCACTGCATAGCGCTGTGCAAGATTGACCCAGTTAAAACTTGCAAAAGAGCAAAAAATCCTCTAGCTTCCGCTGAAATCCCGGTCCCCGTAGCAAGGAATCGGGCATTCCACGCCACAAACATGTCCGATCTCGTTACTCGTGCCTGGAATGGCACGCCGATTGCTCGTCGCACGACTGACGGCTACGTCAATGCCACGGCAATGTGCAAAGCCAACGGCAAGGAGTGGTCCAAGTATCGAGAAAGCGACCGGTGCCAGACCTACATGGATGCGCTGGCTGAAACCTCCGAAATTCGGATGTTTGATTTGATCGAGTCACGCCAGGGCCAAGGTGGTGGCACTTGGATCCACCCGCAAATTGCCGTTGATTTGGCCCGATGGATCAGCGCTCCATTCGCCGTATGGATGGATGGATGGTTTTTAGAGGAAATCAACCGAGCGTCCCAAGTGCGGGAAGTTCAGCCCGTATTGCCGCCAGCTCAGACAGTGCGGGAAGCCTGTGAAGGTTTGGTCTTTATTTGGGATGCACTAGAGACACGCGGTCTGGCGGATGATCGTGACCGCATAGAACTCAAACGTGATCTAAAAGTTCTTCATAACGCTTTGGTTCATACAACCACTGGATATTTGCCGGGCACTTCATCAGTTTTGACTGAAAAAGATCGGCTTCCACGTTTTCAAGGTCGCGCAGTTGATATTGAAGCGCCTTTGTCAATCGTCGAATTTGCCGCGGCCTATTTGCAGCAAGAGGCGAGCCTGATTCAAAAATATGACAGCGAAATGGGACGAACTGTTGCGCCCATGTTTAGAGACCGTCACGGCGAAGAACCAATGACAACAACGCATTTGACTGTCAAAGCCGAAGAGGCGCGGAAGCGTGGCGGCCTAGGTCTATTTGGTGGCGCTAAAAATGGTTTTGCGGTTACACCGAAAATTTATTTGCCGCGTGATTGGGATTTGATCATTCGTGCCCTACGCACCAAGGGAATTATTCAACCTGACCGCGCTGCAGAACTACTTGCTGAATGTCAACAGTTTCGTCCAGTTGAAGAATGAAACCAGCATTTGATTTAGCCGAAGTTCAGCGCCTGCTTCGTAGAGGCATAGACGCTGGTCATTGGACTTTGCAGGATTTGGACGTGCCATCTGTGGGTTGGCGCATCAGCATGGAAGACGCAAAGCGAATCCCAGGATTCACACCACGCCCGTACCGCAACCTTCTCAGAGATGAGCCCGCACCCGCAGAACGAGTCCAGATCACAGACCCCAGAGACTTCGCGGTGGCTCAAGCCCCTGCCAATCACGTTCAACGAGGAAGCGCACCGTTATCAGTGGGAACCAACGGGGCA